TTCAACCCCTTTTCATCGGGCGTGGCGAGGAACACTTTTTTACCATCATTCGACCCCCCTATAATTTTACAAAAGGGAGCACCTACTTTATCCAAATTGAGAGACATTCTGTATTATAATAAAATGGAATTATGTTTATTATAATTTATATGATGGAACACAATAGTCTTTGTGCCGTTTTATTGATTATCTTCTCGTTATTCTTAATCACATTATCTATCCTCGCACGAGTGATTGACCCTTTCATACCGAGTTTTGCTTGTAAAAAGGTCGAAACCCTTAACTTTAAGGTCTTATCCAGTTCCCATTTTAGGGTCTGGACTGCCTTCAACTGACTTGTGATTTGATACAATTTTCCTGCTTCACTATTAAACAACTTGACTAATTGAATGGATGTCTCTGGTTCTTCATTCCGTATCCTCATCATCGAAAACAGTCGTTTCAACGCCTTCCAGTATTTCCCCTCACTCACCATTTCACCGAAGTCCTGCTCCAGTTCTTTCAATCTCTCGTCATCCGCGTTTTCCCCCGCTTCAATCTTGCCGAGCGAATACATACACGACGCATCGAAAAACTCATTACTCGCTTCCTTGCGAAACACCACATCAACCTTAATAAAATCAATATCATCAAAGGGTATTTTGCCGAAAAAAGAATGCGAATACTCTGCTCCGCGATAAATCCGCTCCTTCTTCCCCGAGTTCGACTGGATTTTTATCTCCACGAAATACATATTTTCATCACTCGTTATTCTCGCCACCACATCACTCAACCCACTAAAAACGGCATCTCTCGGCAAATCACTTACATCCATCGTAAAATCATAATCACCAGTATATAATTGCGACTTCAATCCAGCAGTTCCAATCAGTCTCGGTCTGCGGTCATTCAGCGAAAACGCTTTCACCAGCGGATACTCCTCGCTCGTCGGGTATTTCCGTTCGGTTATAGTTGTCATTTTATTATATGGTATTATTCGGTTTATGTTTTTATCTCGCTAAACCTCGCACCGCTTCTGTCATCGCTACATCTATTATTCCTTCCAATTTTGAACGGGACATATCAATAAAGGCGGTCAGTTTTGGGATGTATTCACTTCTTAATTTCTCTTGTATTTCTTCTTTTGCTTTTGCTGTAAGAGATTTATATGAACTAACAAGAGGCATCGACTTCCAGTCCATTACTAACTTCATATCATATGTTCGCATTCTGGCACAAGTGGGTTCAGGTAGTCCCATTAATGGGAAAAATCCGTATAATATTCTCATAGGAATAGTCAAAGATACACTCCCCATCTCATCCATACTTCTATCCTTGCCCCACTCCCCATCGTCCCACAATAGAATAGCAACTCTTTTTTCACCCAACCGAAAATTATATTTTCTGGTGTTTGTAAAAAATGCTTGACCTGTGTCTTCTGCTGTTGTCCTTGTATCTTTTATTGTCAGTAATGGTGTTTTATTTTTTCCAACATCAGTTCCCACCTTGCCCCTCGAATAAAATCTATCTCCATCCGCATCAACCTCTCGCCCTTCTTGATTTATCGTCCAAGCACCCTGCCAATCTTCACTTATCGCGTCTCTCACACATTCAAGCGACGCTACACACCAATCCATCTTCCGTTTCAAATCTTTTCTCGCACTATCTTTCGCCTCGACGCTACTTCCTGTTCGACGAAGTATATCTCTCACTATAGACCCCGCCAGTCTTTTCCATAGTTCTTTTATTTCTATCCATTTTTCAGCGTCAATCTCTCGCACCGTCTCCCCCTTTACACGCTTCTCCGTCGTATCCGCTATTCTCGCCCTCGCCCTCTGTGTTTGAAACGCACTCTCATCCAGTCCCAGTATTTCCATTACCCTTCGTGCCAGTCCGCTCCTTCCCAATAATACCGCCCTCATTCTCGGCGACATTTTTGTTTCTCGTATCCGCGTCAGCAGTTTCCTATCTGCCTCTGTAAATGCTGGTGATTTCATCAGTTTCATATACGCCTGTTGTGGTGCTTGTGAAACCGCCACTACCGCTGTTTCTGCTTGTTCGGCAAACTTCCCTTGTTCGGTTCTCGGTTGCTCCGCCACTAACTCTTCACGCAGTTCAACCCTCGCACTCGCAGGTGCTATGATTTTAAATCTCGGTTTTTTCGTTGCTTTTATTCCCATCGTCTCCCGATAATCCTTTACACTTGGAAACTCCTCTTTTATCACTTGTTTCATTAAACCCTGAAACGGTTCTTTTTCTTCACCCAACCTTCCTATAAAAACTAACTTAACCTTATCCCCCTTTAGGGCGTATGAATAAACCTGTCTTGAATTATAAAAATCCAAGTTCATATCCTCCGCGTCTCGGGGGTCTTCAACAACATAAAATCTATTGCCAATATTATACCTCGTAGCACCCAAGTCCTTCCACGCATCCCCTTTATAAAACAGTATTTTTCCGTCGAGCGATATTCGTCCCTTCTCCGCTTCGGGTTCGCGTTCTTTCGGCGGGGTCGCTTTCTGGACGCGTGAGGTTCGAAAGACGGCGGGTGTTTCGAGAGGTGGCGGTTCATCTCGCCCATCACGCACCGCCTTCGCCCTCTCCCTCTTCGCCTTCGCCGTCTGCTTCTTCTTCGCTTCCCTCGCTTCTATCTGCTGACGCTTCTGCTCCAACTTCGCATCGAAAATCGCCTTCCACTCTTCAAGTGTGTATGTCTTTCCGCTTCCTTCCATTCCACCTCCTTCAAGAGCAGGGTTAGAAACAGGGTAAATTAAGTGTGATTTGATTAGATAATCTTTCTCTTTAGATGGATTATAGAAATTGGTTTTATTAGGATTTACTCTTATTTCGGTATTCGGGGCATATTGTCCCATCAATATAAACAGAGGGTCGGTGTCCAAATAAACACGGTGGTTCAGTATGTTTTCATCGAGCAAATGCTTCTTCTCGATACTCGGGTTGTAAGTAATTGCTTCTTCAATCAATCCCATCTCTAAAAATCGGTCTATGATGCTTCCTGCGAGAGAATGTCCCGTCGCCACATAATAAAATTGTGATGGAGGGTAGTTTCGTTGAAAAGCAACCAACTTCGCCAAATCGTCCATAAACCGTGTCGTCAGTCTCAAATCACCCCTCCCCCCAATCACAAACCAAGTGTAGAAATCCGTCCAACTTTGAAAATCCGTTCCACGAATACCCACCAAAATCAAATCCTCATCATCTTTACGGTAAAATCGTAATGATGTATCATCTTTTATCATCTTAAAATCTGGTAAGTCTATCGCTTTACTCTGGTTATACATACTCGCCGAGAGATTGAACGCATTAAGTCGTCCTTGCTCAACCGTAGCACCATACATTTCGTAGTCTGGCGTGAATGACTGTCGTCCCGCCTTCGTCGTATCTCCCGATGGATTAAATATCGGCATTCCTGCTTTCTGTAATATGTATTCCATCGCCCCCGCCCCCTCCATTTCTGCTTCATCTTCCCACATTCCATCACCTATCGGCACACAATTCGGCACGGTTCGCTTCCCCTTCTGTTTCATTCCTATCATTTCATACCCCTTCCAGCACGGTTTCGCACCCCCTTCCGCCCCTATCACCTCTGCCTGTTGTAATAAATCTACTGAACCCTGTGCTTGATTTTCCACCTTTTCACTCGCCTCCTCTGCTCGTAGTTGCTCTATCTGCTCGTTGATGTCGGCGTTTTCCATATCATTCGCATCCGCAAGATACGCCTTCAGTATTGCTATTCTTTCCGCGACGGGTTTTGCGTCGAACTCCGCCTTATCAGCGTTCGCTTGGTCTATCGTCCCTTGTGCGTCCGCCTGTTGTTTGGCATAATATTCGGCATCTCGCTTTGCTCTTTCCGCACCTCGAAACATCTCGGCATCCTTAAACTCCTGCTGTCCTCTCAAACTTAATTCCTTCAGTCTGTTCTCAACCCTAACCTTTGCTTCACGCATCTTCGTCAGTCTCGCTTGGTCTGGTTCAATTCTCACGGGTCGTTCGCCCCTTATCACCGTCTTCCCCTTCTCTTCCTCTGCTATGTCCTTCGTCACCTTCTCCAACGCATTTTGCGTCGTCTTTTTATCCAACGCCAATTTGCTTTCTTTCCAATCGATTAAATCCTGTCCTTTTAGGGTGCGGGGGTCTATCTTCGCGAACGCCTTCAACTGCCCTTTCGTCCAACCTTCATCTTCATACCCTTCCATTACACCCTCATCCTGCTTGTCAGCGACGAATTGACGCAATTGTCCGTATATTACCTTCGCCCTATCTTCGGGCAACCATATAAAAGCGTCATCTTGAAGATGCTTTAATGTGCCATCCACATCTTCACTATCTCCCTTTGTCATTTGATTAACACCAGTCCATAAATCTACCCCTGCTTTCTCCAACTCCCTCATCGATGGTTTCAGTTTTGCTGCGAAAAACGGGTTCGGCACACGGATATAAAAAACATCCTTATTCTGCTCCGCCTCTGTTTTAGCACCCCTATTCCACTTGGCAACATATTTTGTAGTATATGCTTCAACATTCGGGTCGGTCGTTTCTGCTCTCCATAATCCACGAGGTTTCCGTATGATAATCATCGGGTTTTCCTTATCTCTCACAATACCCGCCTCCGCCTCCGTCCTTTTGATTTGCTTGATGCGTCGTTCCTTCATATCTGCTTCATATTTATCTGGATTAAAAATCTGGTTCGCCGTATCCTCGATGTCTTGCCCTGCTTGTTTCGCCCACTTCATTACAGGCACAACAATATTCTTCATCACCTTCTTTTTACTTTCTTCTTTACCCTCTTCGCTAATGCCGAGCAAACCCTTTTTTTGTTTCTTCGGGTCATCGCTTTTCCCATAAATCGCATCACCAATTCCATTCTGGATTGCCGTTCGCACGGGTTGTAGTGCCGCCGCCGCCGCCGCAACACCAGAAGGTGCTTTCGGTTCTGCTGCTGGAGCAGCACCCCCTAACGCCGCCATCTCCTTCGTGAAATCTTCCGTCGCCCTTTTTCTTGATGCCCTCAACGCACTTATCGCACTCTCATTTACGGGTCTTCCCATCTCCTTCGCATCCGCAATCTTCCGTGCCAAATTGATTTCATAATCCGTCTCTAACTTCGCCAACTTCTCATAGTGTCTTTTATTAAAAAAACCTGCTTGTCCCTTATGAACCATAACATTCTGTCGTATTTCTGCTCTTAACTTTTCCTCTGGCGATAGTTTGTCCCATTTTTCCTTTCCTTCCTTGTCCGCTTGTTTAAAAATATCACCGAAAAACCCGTCGCCATTCAATTCGTCCGCACCCCACGCTTCCGTCGGGGCACTCCCCTTATCGAAATCTTCCAGTCTTTTCCTGAACTCCTCGTCGGTTTCTTTCGGCGGGGCATTCTTCTTGCGTTCGTTCGCCTTTTTCAGTCCTTTATTCAGGGCATCAATCCAACTGGCACTTCCGTAGGCGTGTTCTTCCAAATCCGCAATCACTTTATTCTTGTGGAGGATAATATCTCGAAGGTCATTTCTCGTGAAATCCTCAAACCCTCCACCCTCACGAAATCCACAGCAGTTTAGTTTATCCTCTGGTTCGCAGTTTCCAATCCCCTTACCGTAGTTGTGAGCGATTTCAGGCATCACGCGAAGATGTTTTGTTCCATACGGCATTCGTGTATCGTGTGTTATATCAACCGATAGATGAGGTAAATCTCTCGTTCCATACGGAGCACTTTCCGCCTCTTGCTGATGTTCTATCGCAAAGTTCCCTCTATTCATTATATATATACGAATGTCTCCTTTTGTTTTTATTATTAATTGTAAGACTAATAATAAATCTCTCGGCATCGCCGTTTCAACGGCAACTAAAACTCAACCGACGCTCCTTATCGAACGGGCGGACGGTGATGCTGGGCGTGGGGCAGATGACTTTCGCAACGCCAACGGCAGTTTTGATGATGGGGGGCAGGGGTCGAGGCATTTTTATAATAACTGGATTTGTCTTTATATTATTGCCATAAAAGATTGATTGCGAGGTTGTTCGCGGAGTATTTGTTTCTCCGCCAATTGCCGTTGATGTTCGTTGCTCGATTGAGGTAATTCTCTCGGCGTTGCTCGTCGCGGTGCTTCGTGAAATCATCGTATCCCTTCTGCCCGAAATTGACGACTTTGCCATCTGGCGTCCTCACGGCGAACTTCTTATCCTTCGTTGCCGAGAGATATATTTCAGCATCATCATCCCCCTTGTATTTTAACCAGTTTTGATACACCCTTTTATAGTCGCTCATTTAATACTGATTATGTGTATTTATTTATAATTGTTTTCACCACCACAAAGCACAGGATTTCACCTACGGAGGGGATAGGCAGGACAGAGTATATGATAGACCAGAACATAGTATATCATATATTAAATTGCTTTTATTATAAATCTCTCGGCATTCGTGTTTCTAACTACCGCAGGACAGACAAACATCGTCATCACCAAGACAAGGGATTTTAGAATAATCAAACTGCTCGGTAATATCGACTGGGTCGCTCATACACGGACTTAAACCACAATCCAAAACACCTACAATTATCGGTGCTGGTTTTTCTTGTTTCGTCTTTCTCTCCAATTTCGCCAATCTCTCGGTGAGGTCATCTATAACCTTAAACTTATCTGCCAAAAGGATACTCAATCGCTCGTTTTCGGCAATTATCGCCTTCTGCTTCGAACCAAACTCCGTCATCAACTCCTCCTCCTGTGCCGACAGCATCTCATTCAACTCCCTCATAGTGATAGATTTCGGCATTTGTCTTTTATAAGATAATGGGCGTTTTCCCTTTAAGCGTTTTCATCCTCTTCGTCATCCTGCCACCAGTCTAAATCTCTCGGTTGCTCCTCTTGAATGGGGGCAGGGTTGTCGCACGGGTTATAGACTGGTTTAATAACCGAAGGAAACTGGTAATAGTCGATGCGATGCGGATGGTTCATTCTATAATTATAATATACCTATGGTTTTATATGGAAAATGTGTGATACTGTGTATCACTAATATACTACAAATTAACAAAATATGGTAATAAAAGAGGAAACGCTACAGCGGAAATAAACCTATCCAAACTGGCGGAGCACTTTCAAAGGACTTCACACGCAGTTTATCTCTTCAATTCTTATCCATAGTGAATACTCTTTTATTACCACATTTTGTTAATCCGTGTGGGTTATAACAAACTTAAAGCGATTAATCTACATTATCTATAAATAGACAATATGCCTGTTGTGAGGGATGCTCTTGGTTTTGCTGTTATGGTTGAAGATGAACCTGTAAATATGGTTATTCGAGAGATTGACCCTGATGATTATAGTTCTGCTGGAACACGAAGCGAAAGTGAAAGTGAAAACGAAGAAACGCAATACGGAACTTGGCAACCTGATACATCCTGTTTTATCCCTGAAAATAAACCAGAACCAGAACCAGCACCAGCGAGACCCCTTGATTTGGATTTATGGAGGATAGGATTGAGAAATGACGACGCAGATTTTGTTATTAAGTTTCATAATGAGAGACTGGAAAAGTGCGACAACACAATAAAAACCACAGCAGGTGAAATCGGTGGTATTTTTAATGAATGGAAAGAGGACAAAGACCGAAAAATACCTGACCCTAATATGAATTATAACCGTATTCTTTGGGAGTTTTTATCATCACGATACGGTGGTAAAAACAAGAGTAAGACTGCTTTCTGGGGTGTGAAACTAATTCTAACGGACGAAGAACGCGAACGAAAGGAGGCGAAGGAACGAGCGAGGCGAGAGATGGAAGAGTTGATTGCGAGAGATAAGGAGGAACGACTGATGGCACAGGAACAATTCGCACATCCGCCCGAAACTTCGAGTGAGGAAGAACCAGTAAAAAAGGGTGTTTTGAAGGATATAATTGATTGGAATGGTAAAATAATCCATCGGCATCCAGAGTATCCTCGTTATGGAGGAGACCTAATAACTGGTGAGATTATCAAGTTAAAAGGAAATAAAATCGACCGCCTCGTCGCCTGTGATTTAAAGAAAGGTGTTGTTTTGGAGGGTGGTAAAGACGAAGATGGTAAAAGAATACAAAAATGGAAGTCATCACAGCAATTTATAGCAGAGTGCGGAAAATTGAAAGGTGCTACGAAGTTTCATACGAAGTTGAAAATCAACAAGGAATACCCGAGACCATTTGTTCGGTTTTATCCTCTGGCGTGTTTATCCTATGAATATGATGGGGGTCTTGATTTTGATGGCGACACAAACCATATTAAGACTGGAAATGCGTTGGTAAGTAGGTGTAAAACTACAAAAGAAATCAACGATTATATTGAGGGGGTAAAGGATGCGTTCGAAGAGAAACGCCGTAATGATAAAACCGAAATCGCCAAACTTAAAGGCGAAAATACCCTCCTGAAATCCCGAGTGTCGCACCTCGAAGCACAGGTCAAACAATTAAACACCCCCTTATCAGCGGGAGCATTACAATACCAACAACTTCTTATGACGAGATTAGATACGGGAGAAACAGTCTGGCAGATGCTCCAACTCTGTAATAAAGACATATTACGGGATTATCCAAAGGAGGACGAAGAGAATAGTTTCTTAAGCGACACAGACGAAAATGAGCGAAATGACGCCTGTTTCGGGGTCTTCGAAATGTCTCCAACTGCTCGGGGACTGCCTTACGATAATGAGCACACTACCAAGTAAGTCGATTGATTTATTTTTATGCGATTTACCCTACGGTTGCCTCACGAATGAGAAGGGTGCTATGCCAACTGGCAGGAAAACACACGGGATATGTAATGCTGGGTGTAAATGGGATATAAAGATAAATCTCTCGGCGTTCTGGGAGCAGGTCGGGCGATTATCCAAAAACGAACATACGCCGATTTTGTTCTTTTGCTCTGCGAAGTTCGGTGTGGAACTGGTTAATTCAAAACCAGACTATTTTCGGTATGATTTAGTGCTGGATAAAGAGGTGGGTGTTTCATTTCTCTCGGCGAACAAGATGCCACTCCGCTCACACGAGTTAATTTATGTTTTCGCGAAGAAGTCGGCGTTTTACAAGCGGATTGATGAGGTGAGGGAGGGGATGCCGTCGAAATACCGCAAACCGAGCAATCCACGCAAAAATAAACTGCTGGGACATACGGAAGGAATAGAGCAACCTGACTACATTCAGGAGGAGAATAAGCGATGCGTCCTATCAGTCATCCACGACCGTCTGGTTAAGAACAAACCGCACCCGACGGCGAAGTCAATCGCAATTTACAAGTGGTTAATCGAGAGATACAGTAATGAGGGTGATACTGTTTTAGACCCTACGGCGGGGTCATTTAATTCAGGACGAGCGTGTGCTGAATTAAACAGGAGTTATATCGGGATTGAAAAGGATGAAAAGTTTTTCGCCGAAAATCACATCTGCCCGATGTCATCCAGCGGAATATCTACGATTTCGTTATGAGGGGCGTCTTTTGATTGCCTTCGAGACCTCGCAACTAAATCTGCCTTCACAATATAATTTTCAGGTTTATTCACGATGACTTCGGTAAGTCCATTCGTTAGGGCAGGACGCTTTATTTTTTCTCCATCGACCTTCGGGTATTTATCTTTATATTTCTTTATGATGTCGTCCTCTATGATGGGGGCGATTTCTTCGAGGTTCTTTATATCCGTTCGTATCATATTCAACATATCCTTCGCATTCTCTCGAACATCGCGTTCAAGAGCGAGTTCAACGGACAATTTTCGGCACAACTGACCGTATTGGAGTGATACGAGGCGATGGCGTTCGCTCCGCTGGGCGAGTTGGAAATAACTGTCGAGAGATTTGATGACCCCGACGAAGACGGAAGCAATACCGAGCACGATATTTATATCTTCGTAATCAATTTTGATGCCAGTTGTAAAACCGATGATGGAACTCAACACAATAACGGGGATGTTTATGAGGTTGGACGCGAGGGAGTATTTCTCGTGGGAGAGGCGGTGTAAAATCGATAGACTTTCTGCCTTTTCTGCCTCCTCTTTAAGTAGGTTCTCGAGGTTGTCGTCGTATTCTGGTGCTTTTCCCGCCATTTCTATAATAAAAAGAATACCGAAGTTATGTTTATATAATGGACTATGTTTATTCGCCGTATGGTAATACGACCCCCGACCTAACCGTAAAAAACGACCGATATGTCCGCCACCGAGAATGGATAGAACAAGTTATAACCGAATGGACTGGAATGTTGTCGAAAAACCATATACGAAGTTGTGAATGCGGAAGTAATGTGCGACTGACGAGCGGAATAATCCGCCGACATTTGGCGAGTGAGAAGCACTTAAAGTTCATCGAGAAATGGACGGAAGAAGACCAGATTGAACTAACGGATTTCAGGACAAAAAAGGTAAATAAAACCATATGACGAGAGATTTATATATGCTCTACGCCTTAAAAGTAATGACTTTTCACGCTGGAGAGCAAAAAAGGAAGGAGAAGTTTTTATACAGCGACAGCGACAGCATCACCCCGCCATCCACGCCGTCGTCCGTCCCCTCCACGCCACGAGGTAAATCGCCCTCGCCGAGAGATTTGACCTGCGTCTGCTGTGGGTGGGGGTGTTGGTAAAAATGGTGGATAATAGGGTTTAAAAGGATAATGTCTATGGATAATATAGCGATTATCCACTATGATTACACAAGCACTCATCAACTCATTTTTCAGGGTTCTACCGTTGGCGTCGCCCTGCGTTGCGTCTGCTCCTGATGTATCGTCGTATTTGACGGAGTGGGTGGAGATTGACGAGAGATTTGGAGTGAGGAAGAATAATTATGCGATTAACAGGTTGGGTGATGTAAAAAACTTAAAGTTCAATAAAATCCTGAAACCGTATTATTGTAAATCGATTGGGTATATGTGCGTGTCGCTGAAACGGAGTATGGATGCGAGTGGTAATTTGGTGAGACCGAATAATGGGTTTGGGCGACCACCAGTAAAAGAGAAACCGAATAGTGAGACTTTGATGCTGGTTCATCGGTTAGTGGGGAAGGTATTCATCGCGAACACGAACCCTAATTATAAAATAATAGACCATATTGACGGTAATAGATTGAATAATGACTACCGAAATCTGCGGTGGTGCGACCAGCGTCGTAATGCGAACAACGCGAAGAGCAACAAAAAATACTGGGGAGTGAGGTGGTCGAAGGCATTTGGGAAATGGACGGCGTCAGTCCAGACAACCATCAATTACGACCCGACTGTGTATTTCAGTCATTCACTCGGGAATTATGAGTGTGAGGAGGAGGCGGCGAGGGTGGTGAAGGCATTTATGTTAGACAAATACCCTAATGAAATGACGGGTGGTCGTCGGTTTATAGATTGAATACATCCAAGTTATTATCATATATATTCCTTCCACATAATTTCCAATAAAATCCATTCGGTTTCCAAGTGTATTTCTTAATTTTTCGTTCCGTTTTTTTGTTATATACCTCACCATCAGCAAATCTATATTTTGCCCTAATCTCCGCAGAGTGTTCCGCAGACAAACCCAAAACTCGCATTACGAAAATGATGTATATATAGATATATATCATTTGCTTCATTTCGATTTTTTTTAAATTAGCATTTCAATCCCAGAAAAAATTGAAATGAATAAACGCCATTCTGCCAGATACAACGACAGACAATCACACCTACGACACTATGGCGAAGCAATTATTTAACGGATTTGTGCGAAAGACAGAGCAGTTTCGCACAAAACTCGAAGAGGATATACAGAAGAAGATACGGGAGTTTTGCCCGACGGACGAGGAGATGGAACAATACACCGAAAGGTGGTTGGAGGATGTGAGAAAAGAGAGGCGTATTGGCGTAAGTTGCTTTGATAATTATATTGATACGGAGGAGGACGCGAATGGCGACGACATACCAGCAACCGAAAGTGAAATGCGGTATAAGATGTTGAACTTTCTGGACAAAGAGAGAGACCTTTCGGGGATGTTCCAGCAAATCGACACTTACGAAAAACCAGTCCTCTTTGGCGATGATAGGGCAAGATGCCTTGATTACCCCTTCGACGAGGAGCAGGTGGCGATTTATCAAAGGGATATAATGGACAAGATGAGTATCACCGAAGAGGTTCGAGGGGGTCTTGGCGGTGATATGTTTGTGTTGAGGATTGTGATTGCCGAAGTCGAGAAATGGATGAAGGCGAAGGTGAGGGCAATCATCGTGAAAGGACACGCGATATAAGACTACTGCTTTACATAGGTGTTTTGCTGTGTTGATACGGAATGCCCCATCGCAGACGCCAACGCCTGTGATTTTTCGGTGCTTTCAAGGAGCATTTCGGTTGCGAATATAGTCCGCAACATACAGCAACCTATTTTTTTTGGTTTGAAGATTTTGTTGAGGTGGCGAGTGATGGAGTTGCCCTCGTGGAATGGATTGCCGTTTGACATACGGAGGAACGGTATTGTTTTTCCTTTTTTTAGGTCGTTGGAGATGACAGGCAGAGAACCAGTATTCCATTCGCGAGAGAATATGTAAAACCAGAAAATATCCATAACCTCATCGGGGATACTGACTTCCGCAGTTCCGTAGTTGGATGCGGTTTTGTATTTGTTAAAGATGAACTTTTTATCATCGAGGATGAGGTAATTGAGTTCTTCGTCGAGGACTTCAGGTTGTTTTTGAGAGACAATCATATAAAGATAGTCGGCATTTCTGCGAGGTATGAGTTTTACATAGAGGGTGAGGACGACGAAATGGAGGAGAAAGGTATATTGGTAGTCGTATGAAATGCCATCGCCGAGAGATTTGAGATGGTCGTAGTCTTTTTTCATTTCATCCCATTTTGAGATGACATCTTCCCATTCTAACCAGTTTTCCTCTTGTGATTTGGATTTCTTGTTGCTGATTGCCTGTTGTTCGTGAGCAATCCGCATCATTTTACGGTGATAGATTTTAATCATTTCGCCCTCTGGTTCGGTTGGCATCGGGTAGGTGAGTTTCAACGCCGAATGGATGCTGGTGTAATACACCCTCCTCGTATTTGGTTTGAGATGCTCGAACTTCTGTTCCATCGCCTCGCTGTCGAGAAAAAAGGTGAGGTCATCCACAGGTTTTCCTGCGATGTATTCAAGCACACGGAGGTAGGTCATTTTCGATGATATAGTTAGACCATAATCGGTCATCTTTTTATCTAATTCCTCCATAAAGGGGGTCTTGGTGTAGGGTTTGGGGGTCATAATATAATTCGGTGGGACTTATATTATAGAGACGGTTCGTTTTATACCATTATCCACGCATTTTACACCTTTACACGAGGGATATAGACGCGGAAACCGATAGTCTGTGCGGCGGCGACGAGAACACCAGCGGCGGACTGAACATTCATCGTCAAGTTGGCGGTATTGGGAGCACCACCGACAAAATTGACAACACCGACAACCTTAACTGCGTTGGAGGCGGCAATACCAGTCTGCCATCCTTCAACGATACAGGCGGCGGCAACACCGACACTCGTAATATCAAGAATTGAAAGGGGTATAACGAGAGTTCCTGCTCCTGCGGTAGTGCCTGTGCCGAGATACTCATCAAAAGAAGAACTGCTTAATCCAGCGTAAGAACCCGAAGTCATATTATGGATTGGAGCACCAGCGGAGGCGGACGCCTTAAGGGCGAGTTGGGATTGACCTAATGCGTTGAGAGACATTTTTGTAATCGATTTTATGAATAATAGTATAACTTTGTTTTTATGTATTATTTTGTTGTGGATACGGAATAAAAACAAAGTAGAAGGGTATGTATAAACGAAATGAACGCCGAAGGAGGAGTATTTGGGTCGGCACACGACAAACCGAAGTTGCTTAAAATTATAACCGAACCGATGAGTGATACGGATATAGAGATGTATTTGCCACAGGCGAAAATCTTTATGTTTCGTGAGTTGAAGGCATACCCGACAATCCAGTCGATACTGAAGAAACCGAGAGATTATATGATATTGTTATACGAGCACACCCCTCAAAACGGTCACTGGGTGGCGGTGATGAGGTATGAAAACACTATAGAGTTTTTCTGCCCTTATGGGTCATCGCCGTATTCGCCGAACTCACCTCTCGAGTGGAACTCGCCAGAGGAGAATGCGGTGGTGGATGCGACACATAATTATCTGGAAGACCTATTGAATAAGGCGGAGGGTGAAGGATGGGATGTGATATATAACAAGAAGGATTTTCAGCAGAAGCGGAATAATGTGAATACCTGCGGAGCGTTTTGCGTGTGGCGGGTGTTGTGCCTGACGGCGGACAATATGAACCTCTCGGCGTTTCAAAAGGGAATGGAGGAAATCCATAAGAGGATGGGGATTTCGTATGATGAGATAGTTGCGGATGCGATAGAAATCCGCGAATAGGGGATTAGGGGTTAAACAGTTCAATCTTATATTGATTTCCGTTTAGAGTTATAGAGAGAAATTGACCGCTCAAACCACCCGAAGAAGTAGATTGTAAATCAGTCCCGACAAAATTGAGAAAACCGCCACTATTCGCCACTTCAAATGTGATGGGTTGTGATGCGGTGCCGACCTTCAACGACAATTGATTTTGACTGGAGACGGTTGCCTCGTTTTGTGCGTTGATAAAAACCGAATTACCAGTTCCGCTGACTGTGCCGATACTTAAATCGGTATTGCTTGTTATTTGGAGTTCAGCACCATCACCAGTATTATTTGTGTATGATATAATTCCGTCTGCTGCGGTGTTATTATCAATTGAGAGTGTTTTTGATTGCGAGGTTGCGATGTCTGTGCCTACGAGGCGAAACTCCTGTGTTCCCGCTGCTCCCTGTATGATGAAACTACCGCTTTCAATACCATCATTTCCTCCACCGCTCATTTGAACTCCAGAGGTAAAAGCACCCGCATCAATTGTAATGTCGCTATTGCCCTTATCTAATTCAATCTTCGTTGGAAAGATTTTGGTGCTCAACCCCGCTGTCGGGTCGAGGAGTTGGATGCTGTGTGATGCGGGTGAGGTCGAAATAAAGGTTTGTTGTAAAGCACCAGTCGAACCTGTAAGATAGGATGCGTCGAATTGACTGCCACCAGCGGACGGGTCGTTTTCGAGAGAAATAACGCTTACATCATTACTAACCCCGTCTTGATAGTCCAATTTAACCAAGTTTCGGTTAATAGTAAATCCGTTGATGGGGAAAAGGGCGGAGGGATTTACTGCCATATCGATAGAGTTTTTTGTAGGTGCGGTCAGGTTGTGTATCGTTCCATCCAAACGCAAATTACTTGCTGATGCGTTATTAATAGCGACATAACCTGTGCCAGTTTTAGGGTTGAGATTGATAATTCCACTTCCAGTTGAAGTGGTGGCATCGAGGGTTAGATTACCCGTATTTGTTCTTATGTTATTTCCCGCCATATCCAGCACTCTCAAACAATTAACCTCATTTTCGTTTCCGTTTATTTGTAAAAAGGTATTAATCGCACCATTAACAAAGCACCCGAACTCAATACTTCCGTCTTCCACACCAGCAGTAGTATCTCTTACCGAGTGATTTATACGAGTATATTCTTGCTTGGCATTCCCGCTGTCCTTACCAAAAACAGATTGAGTAAAAAGAACATCTCCATTCACAGCAGCAGTAGGTTTATTCTTATAACACTCCAACGCCACAGAACCCGTAGCATTAGTGTTTTCCAGTTTCATTATTGGATTTGCTATATTACCAGCATTAGAGTTTTTGAATGTGGTCGGGAGTGTATTACCCGCCAACCCACCGCTATTTATGGTTATACCCGTATTTGAACCAGTAGGAGGACTAACAACAGTTGTTATTCCAGCAGAAATACCCAAAGACCCCTCTGTGGCAATATCCATATTTCTTTTTGTTGCTCCAACTGTGGTGTGTAGTATATCAGCATTCCCTATTGTAAGGGGGCAAACCATTTGTAGTAAGTGTGATGTTCCTCCAGCAAGGTCGCTCGAGGACATAAAGAGTTGAGCATTTCCAAGATTTGTGTTTAAATCAGCATTCGCACCAGCAACCCCTGCTTGAAGATAGGTTGTATCAATACCATTTGCGTTGATGGTAGAACTATCGAACCCATTCACAGCGGTTAGGTTTTGAACGCCGAGTGCGAGGGTGGCATTACAGGGGTTAGAGACGCCGATGGTAGGGGCGGAGGGGACTGTGTTGTTGATGGTGATATTCGCGAAAGGAGTAGCAGTTATGGATGAAACACCATTCGCTCCCCATAATACTTGACTGCCTGTTCCTGCGGTTAGGACTTGACCTGATGACCCACTCGAACCGTTCCTATCAATAATAGATTGAGTGCCACAGTTCAGTTGAGCGGTGAGGGGGTCGCGGAGATTGACGACGGGTGCGGTCGAAGTTCCAGACATAATGATATTAGTTCCGCCGATGACGCTATTGACTGTGCCACCGCCACCACCACCAGAGACGACCCCCCATTTTAGACCAGTTGATGAAACAGGGTCGGCGAGTAGGGCAATATCACCCGTGATGGTGATAGAACCAGTATTATAAGAAAGGGTATAACCAGTAAGAGAACCAATAAAAAACGCTTGAAAGGTAGGGGCATTCGGCAAAAATCCCCAAGTCGGTTGTGCCCCAGCAGAATAAGCAACATTAATACCGACTTCTTGTGTAGCACCGACAAAACAACCTCCGTTTGCTCCGTTCCAAAAGAGAGCGGTAGGGACGGCGGGTGGAGGGGGAGCGAAGGCGGGTTGAACAGGCATTACTCCTGCGGTGCTGGTTGCTCGTTGTATAGATGTTCCCCCTATTGTAATAGTGACGGTTTGACCAGTTGGACTATAAAAAAACAGTTCTCCTTGTGTTATAATAGAGTTTGCTTGTATTTCAGGTGGATTAGGGGTTGTATCAACATTAATATAAGGCAAAGGGTTTATTAGCAACCCCGAAGCATATGTGGTTGCGGCGGCGGTATTGAGCAAAACAGCAGGGGTGTAAGTGGCGTGTGCGAGTGCGGTGATGGTGAGAGTGACGGTTGTTCCAACGATTGCGGTGACCGTGCCTGTGATACTATCTGTGCCTGAATATGTGATGGTTATAGATGCCCCGAGTGGTAAGGATGTTGGTGCGGTAGTAGTAAAATTGCGGGACTGTGCGACGGCGAGGGAGTTCCAGTCATATACCGTAGTTGTAGTGAGTGCGGATTGATATGGATTTTGGTCGAAGATTACTGCTGTGGTGCCGTTTGCTGTGATGAGAGACCCCTTATCGGTGAGCGACCCGATTAGACCGCCACCTGCCGCCGCATCGACATAAGTTTTATTACAGAGGTCATCACCAGCGACGGGGATGATTGCTGTTTTCGGGCAAGAAGCGTCATAAGAATTAGAACCAGTATAGTTATTTGTTCCTGCCATAACTTCGGCATAACCATTCGTAGGGATACTTGCCATTTTGCTTTATACAGTAGGTTTTAGTTTTGTTTTTATTATTAATTCGTTCTATGTATGAAAAAAAAGAGACCCTCCTGTCTCGTGTTTTTCTCTTATTCTTCGATTAGTTTGAATGATGTATTGAATACACGCCAGTATTTTTCGAACTCCGTCTCCAAATCAGTCCAAACGAACTTTGAGTTGTTCCACCTTGATTTTTTTCCACAGCAACGGCATTTCGGTTCAAAGCAGATGAACTTCTTCTCAAAAATCGCTTTGTTTTTCTTTTCGTCGAAGTCTCCATTCTCGAATGGAACGAACCACTTTTCGGTTTCATCGCAGTAATCACGGGTGATGTCAATCAGTTCGCCGTCGGGTGAGAGATTTACGGCGTGGAGTTCAAAGGTCATTCGCCCCCCGCAACCACAGGCGACGATGTTGAAACCGTAAATCTTTTTGAAACCGAACTCCTGTTCCAACCAAGTCGCATTCTGGAAGCACATATTATTCAAACCAATCGGCACAATCCTTACCATTTTCGCCTTGTGAAGCACATCGGGTAGGTATTCACGACGCACCCCCTTCGTGGTGAAGGTATATTCCCCTTCACGGGATTTTTCCTCATCATACATTACCTTCGCATCTCTGGCGAGTTTTTGTCCTCGTTCGGTCGTCATAAATCCGTTCTCGTAGCGGGTCTTGATGTCATTCATAAGTTCAGTATCCATCGTGTCTGTGTGCTGTCATCTGGCGATATGATTAAAATCCATTTCAATTTTTTTCGATTTAGATTTTGCGTCGGCAGGTCGGGCAGTTAGGTCGTGCGTTTGCTGGTGCGTCATCTTCCATATGAGCGAAGCACCCCTTACAAAGTATATGTCCGCAATTTGTAAGGTGAAAGGTGTCTTTTGTCGTGAGGTCTAAACACACAGGGCAGGTGTAGGTTTCGTTCAGTCGGTTCGCCATATCCCATAGTGCTTCGGTGATGTGAGTAGGTAGAGTGGCGGGGCGTTGGAGGCGACCTTCCACCCGAGCAAACATCCCCCGAAATGCTCCTGCTTGTTCTGCTCCTTGTCCGTGAAGTTCGAAGACCTTCGCCCACGCAAACGCCTTCTGTTTCTTGGATGCTTCCATTTGTGCGTGAGTATAAGTTCTGTGTTCCATTTCTGTCGCACGGTTCTTTACAATCTTGAAAATCATTTCAATTTTTTTCAATCTTGGATAATTCTGGACGACGGACTGTTCGGTTGAGTGTCGTCGTCGCTCAATTCGTCATCTTCGTTTTCGCTTACCATCTCCGCATAACAGTCGGCACAAAATCGCTCGTGAAGGTATTCCTCACACTTTTCACAGAAGCACCGATTAGTGGTGTCCTGTTCGAGGAGGTCGTATTGAGTTTGTTGGTCGAGGGCGTGAAGTCTTGCTTCACGGAGGATTTCTTCCAGTTCTTCAATCCTGCGGGTGAGTTGGTTGATTTTCGCTTGTGCGATTGAGAGGTCGTCCATAATTATAGGTTTGGATATGATATGTCGAGAGATTTATGTTTATTTCAATTTTATTGGATTGTAAAAAAAAGAGGACTTACCCTGCCTCGTGTCTTACCTGATTACTGTTCGGGTTTCTCCACCGCTGGTTTCCATTTGCGTTTGATGAGGTCTTTCAGTTTCATTTCACGAACGATGAGGTAGGTCAGTTTGTCCCAATCCTCGCCGAACTTTTCGTCTCGAAAGCATTCCGCAACTGCGTTGTCCCAGTTGTCAGGGGTCGAGGATTTGATTTCGGCGAGGTGGCGGGGGACTTTCCATATCGTCAGTTCGCCATCTTCGTTGTTGGTGTAGTAGTATTCGTAGTTTGCGTCGCCACCAGTCAGGTCTTCGTCTTGGGGGCAGGTATATCTGGGGCGTTGGGATTTGAGTGCTTCGTTTTCCTTGCGGAGGCGTTCGATGCCCTTTGCGAGTTCTTCGTTTTGCTTGACGATGCGGACGACATTTTCTATTCCCTTACTCGCCATTTCCTCCGCCTTCGTCCTGTCGCGGAGGAGTTCCTTTGCCGCCGCCAGTCCGCGTTCCCGCATTTCGGCGGTCATCCCGCTTTTGTCTGCCATTCTGTTCATCTCGGCAGTCAATTTCTCTTCGGTAATTTCCTCCTCTTCCTCGTCCTCGCTGTCCTCGTCCTCGTCCTCGTCCTTATTCTCATACTTCTCTTCCAACTCGGCAACCCTCTTTTCAAGATACGATGCTCGTGCCTTATACCATTCCAGAGCGTCGTATCTCTCCGCCGCAATCAAGTCAATTGCGGTATGACTTCCACTCCTCACGAGGTCAAACAATTTCCTCTCTTTACAGTCGGGATTGGTTGTTTTGAAGTCGTAGGATGAGTTGGTTTCCACGCAGTTCTGGTTGATTTGTTCTTGTGTCTGTGTCATATTGATTTCTTCTGTGTTTGTCTTGAGACTGTATTCTGCTGTGAGGAGGAAAATCATTTCAATTTTTTTTGGATTGAGTGAAAAATCGATTATCATCAAAAAAGTCGTGGTTCAATATTTTCTCACATCTAACCCTAAATGTGAGAAAGTGATGATATATAAAAAGTGGTATAAATCTGGATAAAAATAGACAGGGAGACCGCCCGAAGGGCGGGACACGCCCGTAGGGCGTGGGGGTTGGGCGTTCCGCCCTGCCGACCCTGTTTTCTCACATTCTAACCGAAATTGTGATAAGGTGAGTATAACCCCCTAACTTTCTCACATTCTCACATTTATTACCGATTATTATGTGTCGATATTCGGTAAAAATATAATATTTACCGAATATCGACACATAATA